ACTACCGATACTAGAACCACAACCTGTCCTAACAGCACTAAACATATGATTACCATTTTTTTAAAAAATTCTTTTCCATCATGTCAATTTTAAATCTTTACGTTTACTACCGATACTAGAACCTCTGTGAAAACCAATAATTTGAGTAGCCAATCCAGTAACTGTAGAATATAAACCCCATATACCATCTGAAACACTTGTTCCTCTAAAAGCGTTAAAAGCAATATAGAAAGTAGCTCCTATCCAAGTAAGCACAATAGATAAATCTAAAAAGTAAGGGACTATCTTAGCTAATGAAGTAGAATCAGGGTCATTTTGAATAGATGCGTTGTATTTACGAGCAGAATCCATTTCTAACTGTTGTGTTTTTACTAACTCAGTTTCAAAGTCTTGACTCGCTAGTTCTAATTCAAGTTTTAACTCTCTAGCTCTAATTCTTTCAGCTTCTGTTAAAGCTTGATTTTCCATTTTACCTTCTAATAAATTTTTAACAGTACTTATTACTGTACCTGCGGGTGTCCCTTGTAATAAACCTTCACCAATAGTAGTAATGTCTCCAAAAGTATTTCCTATTTTTTGTAAGAAACTACCAAATTTTGTTTTTTCATTATGCATAATTTACGAGATTGCAAGGATTAGTATTTTTAAAAATCAACACTATAAATCATTGAAGATGAATAATATTTTGAAATATCAAAAACAGATGATGGTTGGGATTCTGCTTTTATAATTACCTCAATAAACATTACAAATTCTTCTTCGGTGATTTCATTTATTTTTAAAAGTCTTGTTAAAATAGGAAGTAGCTCAGACATACTTAAAGATTTAAATTAAAACTATGCAAATATATACAAAATTATTCATAAACTTCGTACTTTTCAAAATCTTCAGGGTTACTCCCTTCATAAAGAAACCATTCGGTACTGTGATTGAATCTTCGTTTTACCCACGTTCCTTTGTATAAACGTCGATACCATCTAAAACAAGAAAGAAAAGAATCCAATAATAATTTCATAATTATTTCAACAATTGAAAACGAGGGTCTATTTGTTTTCGTTTTATCCACGCTTTTTTAAAATGAATTTTATCAGTCTTAAAATCACCAGTGTAATCAGGTAATAACTCTTCCAATATACCCGAATTTAACGCTTTCAGATATGCTTCAAATACTTTATTCATTTAACTAAATATATGTTTTTTTTAATATGATTAACGGTTTGTATATAAAGTAACTCTAAAAGATTTTGTCTTGATTTATAAACAACTTCTCCAAAAAGTTTTTTTAAAAGATTATTGTAGAAACCTATTTTTATTGGCAGTTTAGGTAATTTTTTAACGGTTTTAAAATAAGTTATGTTAGAAATCAACCTCGCTTTAATTAAAAATGTTTCAAAAGCGATATATTCTTGATAACCACTATCGTCAAGAGCTTTATAATAAATAGCTATAGGTTTTAATAGTAGTTTCATAACGTCAATTCAATAATCATTTGATTTACATTGTTTCTTAACGAATATAAATGTTTGTCGTTATTATATAAAATATAATCAGCATCTGAATGAGATATTTTCATGGATGATTCATCTTCTAAAGGTAAACGTTTAGATGCTTCTACCCAAATTACTTTATCAATAAGTTTTTCTTTTTTAGCTTTTTGTAAAGATACTGAATCTCTACAACCTGTATAAATATCAAACGGCTGATAAAATTCACGAATTAGACGAATCGAATCATTTTTTGTATATTCTTGAATCATATTGTACCACAACGCTCTATGATTACGTCTATCTTCAAAACAATCAATAAAGTTTGCATATTTATCTTTCATTTGAGGAAAGATAATATTCTTAGCTACATATAGACTTGCGGGTATATAACGATAGGGTCTAATTTGTGACAGCATTGAAGCCACGGTATCTTTACCATGACCACCGTGTCCAATTATCATTAACTTACGCATATCGCATTATTTATATTTTTATTAAATTCTACCGCTAATAAAAGCGATTTAAATATTTTAATCACTTTATCTATTTGTAAATTACTTCTTTTCTTAGCGATTGCAATAATAGTATCGTAATGTGTAAGGGTTACCGTAAAAGATTGTTTAAGCTCATTTAAAATATTCTCTGATACTTTTAAACTCATAATTTATTTTTCTTTGTTTTCCAGTAGGTGTGGATAAATATTTAATAGGTGTAAAAGTCTTTTTAAATAGATGTGAGCCTTTATTAGAGCTTCCTGGTATTTTGACTAACTCTACAAAAACTTTGTGTCTTAGATATAGCCATTTACGTTTTAAATTAACTTCTGTTGTTTTACCTCGAACATCTATAATTGGTTTTACCTCAAAATACGCAATGTTTATTTCATCATTAAACGTTAACCTTGTTTCTTTTCTCGCTCTTGATGAAACCATCGGATTAGAAAAAGGCTGAAACAGATTTTTTTCTTTAAGTACTTCACATTTAAAATCAGGTGTATATACTACATCTTCAAATAAAGTCTTATTTTTTGAATAAACTGCTTCACAAAGCGTAAACGACTCAGACCTTTGAATATTTTTAACAATGCCTAAATCTTGTAATTCTAACAGATACCAATAAAAATGTTTTTCTTCTTCACTATCAAACTTCATTTTTTTGTAATTTAACGGTATAAAACTTATCGTTTAACTGCATAGAATATTCACCTCCAGTTTCTAATTTTTCAAGTCTTTGTGTTAATTCATTTATTTGACTAGGTTCAAATACTTCTTCTTCAGTATCTAAACGTTTCATTAAGAACGCATACCTAGATATAGTAAAAGGTAAAAATAAAGAAAATAATATCATCGGTATAACTTGTGTAATTTTTAATGACTCGTCTAATATTTCGTAATATACGAGATTGATAATTGTTTCAACAAACAAATATACAAACGCTACCCATTGTACTTTATGAACCGTATGTAAAAGAATAGACCATGAAATAGCGATTGCAAATGCTGAACCGATTAATAGATTAAACCAAAATAAAAAACCCTCGTATCTGCCTTCAATCACATTCATATAAGCAAATACGGAATGAGAAGATTGAACAATTAATGCTAATACTAAAGCAATTAAAATATGGTTAGGACTTTTTAGTTTATTAATTAGTTTATTTTTTAGATTCATTTTGATGATAATTTAACATTAACTCTACTGCTTTTTTCATATAAGTTACCGTGTGTACTTTACGTAAAGGTTTTTTTGTCATATTCGTATATATAATATGTTCAATTGTTAAATTACTTATCTTATAACCTAACTGTTCCATCATCCAAGCATAAATAGATAATTGTAAAGAGTAATGTGTAAAATTACAATCATCTAAGTCAGAAATAGGGTCTTTCATCATTTGCTTATGTTTTGTGTATGGATTTTGATAAGATTGAAAATCTAAAGTCTTAGAAGTTTTATAATCACAAATATCAATATTTCCATTTTTATAAGTTGTAATTAAATCAGCAGACCCTGCTAACTTGTATTCGTGATTATATAAACGTAATTCAGGATATTCTACTTTATAATCAGCCGTTAAATTAGGATAGCGTAAATCATAACCAGAAAAATCGGATGGGTAACTATATTTCTTTCTATAGAAATCTTCTTGTTGGTCGTGAAAAGAAGAACCTTTAGCTAAAGAAGTTTTTGATTTTTCATCCCATTCTTTTTTAATTATTAATTGTAACTTTTCTAACTTTAACTTTTCTAACAATTGCCAAAGAGAACCTACTTCTTGGTGTAATGTTTCTATATTTAGAAACAGATTTTTATCTTCTGTTTGTAAATATTTTAGTTTTAATTTTTTCCATGTTTCATGTTCTTTTACACTTATCAGCAATCTTTCTACCGCTTTATAACGCAACCAAAAAGACGAATCAAATTTAGGTTTAAAGCTTTCAATAAATTTAGTAACTGAAGTATATCGCTCGTTGTCTTTATTGGTATAAATGTGTTTTTCATCATTAAACCAAATACTATCATCAGATAAATAAAGATTCATATTTTAGTTTTTAAAAATTTCTGTTTATTGTTATTAGGAAGTTTAATAATTTCTTTTAAAATCTCCTTTCTTTTACTTTGACTACCTCTCCACACATACATAGGATTTAATTGGCATCTACCTTTATCTAATCTAACCGTTCTTTATTTACTTCAAGGATATTAATATTACCGATTCTTCTAAACATATACAAAAGTAATGGTATCTCTATTACTGATTTTGTTTTACAGAAAGCCTTAAATAAAGAAACGTAAACCTCAGTATATCTTTTTCTTATGGGTTACTTTTTTTAGCTAACTCTTTTAATTTTTGAATTGTACCATCTTCAGTATGTTGAAGATATTTTTTTACCGTTCTATAATCTCTAGTATCTTGATAACTTATTTTTTTAACCTCTTCTAATCTATTTTTTATTTTTCCTTTCCATACATGAAAAAGAGAAACTCGGTATCTACCTTTAGATAAAGACTCCAACCAACCTAAATTTTTAAGTGTAGCCATTGCTTTCTTAATTGCAATATCGGAGTACGTTAAATTATTAAGAGCTAAAAACTCTCTGAAACGTTTTCTGAAAATAGCATCGTAACTAACAAAGTTTTCATCATCCATTTCGAGTACACAAAAAAATACCAAAGCTGTTGGACAATTAGGATTTAATTCTAACATAAATTGTAATTGCACCTGATAAAACTGAACAAACTCGTCATCTAACTCAAATTCTAAATTTTGAGTTTTTCGGTATATTATTTCTTCGGTTGTACTAATTCTTATTTTTCGCATAGTATACTTTAACTATCTTTATTATTATCAAAGATAAAAAAAGTATACCGTTAATCAAAATAAAATACTTTTATCTTTATTAACATTTATTAACATAAAATACTTGATGTTCACTTTCGTACATCTCGAAAGTATACGTGGTGTATACCTACATAGGATACACCACGTTACCCTACGGGGATACACCACGTACCCCAATAGCGTTTTAAAAACCGCCTTACAACTATATTAAACATAATGTATACAATGTTACCCTATATATATAAAGGATATTAAGCCCGAAATGAAATTACCTTTGCTACGACGAATGGGCGTTTATAAAAACATAAGCTCATAGTAACATAAGCTCATTTAACTGGATAACAAGGCTACATACAATCAAAATAAAACTACCTTAACGACTTAATCGACCTGTAAGCTTTAGGTAAATAAAGTACCGTGATTAAACACACCCTCTTTGGTTCACTATTAAATATAAAAATCATATTACCATAAATTCTTAAAGTCCTATTCTCGGAAACTAATAATTTAGCAAGTAGTCGAAACAACCCCCCGTCTTCTATATTCTCATACTTAACCCCCCGGTAGTATGCTCTCTTCGCTAAAGTCTCGGCTTTAATATTTGATTTCATGCGTTCTTTTAACCTTTTTTTTGCGTGTGTGGTGATTATAAAAAGCATAGTATTATGTTTAGTGTTGATCAAGAGTACTGATTTATAAGCAGAATCAAAAAAAAGAGCATCTGATTTAACTAAGGGATTATGAAGTTAAAAAAAAGTGGAAAACACAAAAACAACTGTACAGTAATAAAAAAAAAACAGTAACGATAGAAAAAAAGGTTCTGGTAACAAGTAAAACAATTGTGTAATCGAAGAGACAGTGGAGTACTACCAACAGCTCCCCACTCTGCTAGTTTTTGGTGTAGCTACCCCTGATGGTTGCACTGATTTAGTTTATTTCAGGGAATTAAATTTTTAAATATGATTGTTAAAATTAAGAGCTCAGTAATGGAAAAAATTCACGGGGGAGACCTCGTGGAGTTGACCATTCCGGAGGAGATAACTCTGACGGAAAAAATAAACACCGGTCAGCACCGAAAATTAGCTGATCGGGAGGGATATGCGTTGGGTAAGAAACCGACACCCGCACAAATCGCTAAAAGAGAGGATTTTCTGAAACCACTTCAAGTACCAGCATTAAATATTCCAGTCACTGACGGGAATATTTCTAAGCTACTGAGAATCACGTTTGACCGAGACGTGACCACCGTGCCCGCTGGGATGCTAGCGGTGCAACTGTACCCAGCAATAGGTGGTGAAGAGGTAGAGGGTAAGGTAGGCGTTTTTGGTAAGGCACTGTTATAGTGCCTTACCACCCTTCGGGGATAAGTACACTCACGTGTATTAACTAATCTAGGTGATAGCAGATTAGCAACACGTGTATTCACTTTTTAATTAAAGTTCCAGTTGACAGCGGAACATTAACAATTATTAAGAGAATTTAACAAGCCGTTAAGATTCATTAAGAAAAACTTAATGAAAACTTAACACAATAATCATTGTAGAGCTTGTTAAGTGTATGTATTTTTGTTGGAAAAGTGAGTGTAAGTGGTTGATAATCAACAACTTAAACAAAACCTCACTTTTCTAACATCCCGAAATTACTGCATATTTTAGGTACGTATGCAGTATATAATTTAAAGTGCCTAAAATCGGTGAGACGGTTACCAATCAGGTTCGATTCCTGACGATTTACGAAAGTAACTGTATATGAATTAGGCTCTTGTGAAATACGTGTATCTACTCTTTTAACAGTAGAAGACATATACTAAAGCAGTTAATAGTATTAATCTTTATTAATTTTTAAATATTAAATTGTATTTCATGTATCACATAATTCACTCAGGAGGCGTTGTTCAAAAAGCATTTCACTCGAGAACAGAAGCCGAACTTGAAAGAACTAGGTTAGCTCTTTCAAAATTACCATTTCATAATATGAAAGTGGTAAAAAAATAAAAAACTGCTTAAATACCTAGCATTACCTAAAGTGGTGATGCTAGGTTTAGGCTTTATATTCAACAATATTGAACTAAACGCCTCAGTTATCGCACCGCTTGAATTAATTGTGCAAAAAATTATAGTATTTCTTAGCAATTAATTATTCCTACTTTTACTTTTTCATTTTATTGAAAAGGGTTTATAGTAGAAGTTGTAATATATGTTTGTAGGTATAAACTTTAGTATTTAAAATAATACTATTTCAAAAACAATAAAAAAAATGAAAAAATTAATATTGATATTAAGCGGATTAATGATGTCACTAAGTTTAATGGCACAAAATGATGAAATATCCGCTATTGAATTAGACAATGCTGAACTTTTTACAAGAGGTTATTACATTGAAGATGGTAAGACGCTTGTAGAGTTAAACTTTGATGTTGTGAGAACAACTCAAGGTAAATGGGTTATTTTTAAAACGGATGACCGTATCGAAATAACAGCTTTACCAGAGTTATTAAAAGGTGCAAAATTATATCTACATGGTGGTAGATATGAAGTTTTTAGAATTAACAAAATTTTAACTATTCTTGACGAAGGTAGCTATAGCGTTGCAAAAGGTAAGTCTAAACGCAACCTTGAAAAAAAGCTAAATGCACTAAGATATGTGCATCAACTTGAAGGTTTAAAACTTTCAAAAACAAATAAATAATTTTTTTTAATTTATAAACATTAAACAATGAAAACATTTGCGTTTAGTTACACTACTCGGGGTAGAGTCATTGTAACAGGTATTGTCGAGGCTGTTGATAGGAAAGCAGCTATTAAAGAACTACAATCAGAAGGAATTGTAATCCTTTCAGTAGTTCAAATTTAATAGATAGGGAGAATAATATTCTCCCTTTTTTATTATCTTTAAGGATGAAAAAAAATCAATATCTTATAATTACCGTGGACTTTACTGAGTTAAAGTTACTTAACCTTCGTTGGTTAATCTTCATTCTTATGTGTATTATTTTTACAATGTTAGCTAGTTTTAAAATCGAACCTACTATTAAAACAGTAGAAGTTAAAACAGCTTCTCAACCTGAACCGAAAACTGTAATTTTCAGTAAAGATGAGTTTATTGTAAAAAGACAGCAATTGGTATTTAAATACTTGATTGCACACAAAGTGAATCGAGTAGACCAACTTGATACAGAAAAAATTAAAGAAATGAATACACAAATAGCAATAATGTTCAAAAAGTTATTGTTAAATGACAATACAATACGTCAACATGTGTATGATTTCTTTACTGATAATAAGGAAGTAAACAAAATTGAAACATCTTTAATGGAACAAACGAAGTTTCATATTCCGGCTTCTATTATTCTTGCACAATCTGCGTTAGAAACAGGTTGGGGAAGTAAAGTAGTTAATAATAACTATTTTGGAATTAAAGATAAATCTCAATTTTCTACACCAATTATCACTACAGAATATTTTAACGCTAAAGAAATTAAAAAAAATAAGCGTAAAATTATTTCTAAACAAATAGTTATAAAAAAAGGTAAAAAACTTTACAAATGTAAAGTAAAAGACCGTTTTAAAAACTATGGTAGTGCTTGGGAATCGTTTAGAGAACATTCTTTATTTTTATCTACTAATATTCGGTATGCACCGTTGTTTACAAAAGGTAAAAATTATAAAGAATGGGCAAATATGATTGGTTCTACAAAGTATGGTGGTGTGGGCTACGCAACATCTCCAGTGTATGGAGAGCAGTTGAAAAGTATAATTGAAAAATATAATTTACACTTGTTAGATTATTAAGTATGCAATACAAATTTAAAGTTCGATTAAATAATCGAACATCAAAAGTAATAAAAGTAGTAAGTGAAGACATTGTAGAAGCAATGTGTAAAGCTTATGACACAGTTGAAAGAAAAGGATTTCAAGTATTAAGTTTAAAACAACTTAATCATGAATAAATTCTTTTGTTTTGTGATAGCACTTGTAATACTGGTGCATGTATTCTTTTACATCAAAGGTGATATTTTTATACCTGTTGATGTTCAACCTAGACAGAATGTAATTATTAAAAATTGCAAATGTCAAGTAGAATGGGTGTCGTTTGACAGAACGTTATTTGAAGCAACGTGTAATGGAGTAAATAAAATATACACTGCCAAAGATTTAAAATAAACTTAGTAAAATTTAAGATTTTAAACCCTTAGTCTTTTAAATTAAGGGTTTTTTGTTTTTAATTTTTAACGCTAAAATATAAAATAATGAAAAAATTAGTCAGTTTTATAATTCTTTTATTTGCGTTTAATGCTCACGCACAACTTAAAGAAGCAGATAGTCTATGTTTAGCTGGTAAATTTAGAGAAGCTAAACAACTTTATGCAATGATGATTTTAAAGTCACAACATCCACGTGTAAAGTATAAACTTTGGGAGCGTCAAGCATTCGCAAGTATGCAAATGAAAGACACAACTAATGCCATTACAGAACTGCATATCGCATTAGATAATTACCGTTCAGACGACGGAATTCGTCAGTTGTTATTTATTATGAAAGCTTCTAACAATCCAAGATTATTAGATGCTGCAATATTATATGAACAACATGCATTAGTTGTAAATATTTATTTACAAAAAAATAAGAAAGCGTCTGCGAAAAATTATTTAGTCCAAGCAAATGTGGATAAAAATTCTCATTTGTGGCATATTTTCAAGTAGGTAGAATATAAACAACTAAATTAAATAACATGAATGAAATCATTTTGAATTTATTAATCGGTGTTAGTGCATTTACTTTATCTTTTGGGTTAACTGTTTTTGGTTCTGTAGTAACCTCTATTAATACCTTTGATTATAATCAATGGGAAAAAGAAACCAAAGAAAAAATGGATTTTGAACAAGAATTCGACTTATGGTTGTCTTTTAAAAATGATGAAGATGAAGATTTTGAGTTTGACGATTTTGAGTTTGATGATAAATCTGAATTAAAATTTTTTTAAATAAATTAAAAAACAATGAATAGAAAACATAAAGTAAGTATTGGAGACATCTTATTGATGAAAGGTGCTCCTAAAAAACAAAGAGATACCAGAAAAATCACTAAAGCAGTAATTCTTGCAAATTATATTACGCAAGAATACAAATTTCGTAAAGAAGAAAGATTTTGTCATAAGTGTATTCAACGTTTAAACACGGAAGACAAAAACTATGAATTTAAACTACGTAATTTAAAAAAACAAATGCGTTTTTATCGTAGTAAAGTTCAAAGCGTAATAACGCAAAAAAAAGTAGTCTTAAGTGCATAATTTAAATAGGTTTTTCATTGTTTTTAAAATAATGAAGAACCTATTTAATAGTTAAAAAATGTTCAAATGATAAAAAATGCATTTCAGATTAAAGAGAGAGATATTGTACTGGTTAAATTAAGTAAAGTGTATGATAACGGTAGAAAAAAAAGACCAGTAATAGTAATTAAAATAAAAAATGATAAATTATACGTACGAGCTTTAGGTACGTCAATTCCATTAGGTAAAAATTATAAAATGTTTAAACCTTCATCAGATTGGTTTGAAGGTTCTTATCAATTTCCAAGTGAGTTGATTCTAGTTAGTGAAATAGCAGAAACTACTTGTAAAGAAGTATTTGAAGTTATTGGTAGAATCACTAATAAAGGATGTAAAGAACTAAATATATAATTATTAGCTTGACAATTGTATTTTAGTCAGTTTACCAAACAAACAACTTATGAGGTATTTTATAGTAATCCTTTTATTGTTCAGTTCAATTTTGTATGCGAGTGCTCCTCGTTTAGAAAAAAACTTAAACGTAGAAGAATATTATGATTTTGAACCAATGGATTACAAAGAAGCGTATGTCTTTCTTTTGTATTCTTACAAAGATACTTTTACAAAATACAATATCAATCCAGAATTAGCTATAACACAAGCTATACAAGAACAAGGTTTTATCCTAGATGATGAATATTTTAGAATTTATAACTTAACTAATAGAATAGATGAATATCATCCTACTGAATTAGTTATTGATAATCAAACGTTGCGTTTACGTCGTCATAGAATATATGATACGTTAGGTAAAGCAATTGCAGATTATTGTAAATTCTTAAATAAATATAATCGTTACCGAGGAATATTTGAAACAAATGATATTGTTAAGCAAATAGAAAAAATTGGTAATTCAGGATATGCTGAAGATAAAGAATATACTACTAAATTAAAAGTAGTTTATCTTACTTATGTGTGGCAGACAGTAGTTAAAATTAAAAAGTCTAAGATATTAGTAACTTGTAAAAAAGAAAAAGTAATTCTAAAATTAAAAACAGTAACAGGAAAAAAGTGGATTTTAAACTAAAAATCTTTCTTAAATTCCTTTTAAATTATGAATGTATTAAAACAGAATTATGAAAAGTGGGTTTTTGCTGGAAAACCTAATTTAAGTCCAGTGCGAACAGTTATGAATCCTTTAACTAAGGAAAAATTAATAAATCCTAAGTTAATCGAAGAAAAGATATGTTATCGAAGAAGAATATTTGGACCAGTAGAGATATATCAGACACCAAAAGAAAATTCTTCTTTAGCAACTCCAAAAGGTAAAATGATTATATTACGGCAACAAGAAGTTACATTTTATCTTAATAAAAGTGTTCAGATAGAAATGGAAAGTGCAAAAAATGCACAATTGGTTTACGGAACGTTGTTTCAAGGGCAAGATTTAATTATTAAACAACTTCGTAATGATAAAAAACTTGGAATACAACCTGAGTGTATAAGAGGTATTTGGTTTGACTTAATGGACAACGATGCTTATCGAGTGAATACCAACATGATATATCCACAAGAAGGTTATCCAAATAAATATAGATATGCTGCAAAATGGTATGACCCTTTGTTTTATGATAGATTTATTGAAGATAATTTTGTTGCTGGAACGGTATTAAAAAATATTCATATTTCTAAAAAAACTTTCGCTTCTAAGCCAAAAGACTTAGATTTAAAACCATTTAGCCCTGATGGAGAAAGAGAATACTATTATCAGATGGTAGTTAGTGAAGGTTATCAAGAAGATTACGATGAAAGTGGTTTAGATTCTGAAATATCTTTAAAAGACTTTTCTGTAATGGAAATACCAGGTAATTTTCAAGTGGCTTTGGATTTAAGAAATCCTGATAGCAAAGTTTTAATTAAAAAAGAATAAATGAATATTTACGTTCACGATATAGAGGTTGCGCCTAACCTGTTTACAGTTACAATATTAGATTATAATAACTGTGAACAGGTTTATCAGTTTGAAATAAGTTCACGTAAAAATGATTATTTAATGATATATAATTTTTACGTGAACAATCCTATGTTTTTGGTAGGATTTAATAGTAAGCATTATGATGATGTTATAATTTTTATGTTGATTAAAAACTTTAGTAAATATAAAAATAATAACAGTGAAAAAATTTGTAACGCTATATTTCAATTGTCGGAAGATATTATAAAAGAACATTATGAGGCATATAAAGCTTACAAATATCCTCCTAGAAATGTTCAAATAACACAAGTAGACTTATTTCTTTATTGGACACAATTAATTAGAAGAAGTAAACAAATAAGTTTAAAAACGGCTGCTGCGTTTTTAAAAGCTGATAATATTCAAGATTTACCTTTTCAACCAGGAATAAAAATAGATGAATCACAAATAGATAGTGTTTTAGAATACAATTTAAATGACGTAAAAGTTACTTATACTTTAGCTAAAGCAATGAAACAAGATATAAATCTAAAGTTTCAAGTAAGTAAAAAGTACAATAAAAACTATATGTCATCAGATGGTGTAAACATGGGGCTTGATGTTTTAAAAGAAGAATACGCAAAAAGTATTAATGTTTCTGCATCTAAAGTTGTTCCTAAAATACTAACGCATAATTACGTAGACGGTAAAGAATTAATTAATCATAAAGTTAACTTTAAGACTAAAGAGTTCCAACAAGTATTAAATGACTTGTTAAATTCAAGAATATCTTTAGTTAAAGATAACAATGAAAATTCTTGGTCTTTTAAACAAATGTTTAAAGATAATTTATTTGTTTTTGGTGTAGGTGGTTTACACACAAAAGATAAATCAGCGGTAATTAAACCATTATTAAATGGTGAAATATGGGCAGTAGATGCAACAAGTTATTATCCTCATTTAACATTCGTTTACAATTTTTATCCTTCTCATTTAAACTCTACTTTTGTTAAATTGTATAAAGAAAAATACATCACTAGAGTAGAAGCTAAAAAAAGAGCTAAAAAGGCTTTAAAAGAAGGAAATGTAGATTCAGAAGCTGAAATGTTAAATGATTTATATAAACTATTGCTAAATGGTTATACTGGTAATTTAAAAAGTGCTTATGCTTGGGTGTATGACCCAGTAGCTAATTTAAAAATTACTATTAACGGTCAATTATTTTTAACTATGTTAGCAGAAGAGTTTGAATTACAAGGTGTTAAAGTTATTAGTGTGAATACTGATGGTGTTGAAGTACACGTGTTAAAACATCAACATGAAACAGTTAAACAGATAATCAAATGGTGGGAAGATTTAATTGAAATACCTTTAGAAACTGAAAAATATAACTTGATTGTAAGAGAAGATGTAAATTCTTATTTTGCAATAACACAAGAAGGTAAAATAAAAGAAAAAGGTAGATTGATGAAAAATCCTCAATTGTTTTTCTTTCATAGTAGTAATAACTTAGTAATTCCAAAAGCCGTTCAAGCTTATTTTATAAAAAATATTGACCCTGTTGCATTTATCATTAATCATAAAAATATTTTTGACTTTTGTAACACACCAAAAGTAAGTAAAAAATATGAAGTATATTGGGACGATAAAAAACAACAAAGAACAAATAGATTTTACGCTAGTACAGATGGTAAATTTTTGTATAAAAAGAAATTAGATACCGGTAGATTAGCAAATATGTTAAAAGATGTTCCAGTTACATTGTATAATAAACACACCAACGTATTTCCTAATAACATTAATTATCAGTATTACATTTCAAGAGTAGAAGAGCTGCTAAATAAAATAGAACCTAAACAATTAATATTATTTTAAGTATGAATAAAATTGAATTAAACAGAATGTTAAAAGATATAGAGATATATGATATTTTAGATTATTATACTCCTGAATCTCTTTTAATGGAAATGGATGAATTAGATATTATTATCTATTTAGAAAAAAAAGGTTTTATATTATCTGAAAAAAAGAATAATAACCTTAAAACAACCGAAATGTTGGAGAGGTTTACACAACTACTTAACGACATTACTAAAAGAAATACTTTATATGAAAAAATAGAAGAGCTTTATAATCAGTAATTATGACAAGAGACGAAAGACAAGAAATCAATATCGTTAAAATACGTGATGATATTGTTAGTAAACATAAAGCTACTTTGTTAGCCGTAACAGGTTATGGTAAAACTAGAGTAGCTTTGAAAATCATACAAAAAGCAAAGACTAAAAATCCAAATATTAAGTTTCAAATTATTGTACCTACGGATTTATTACGTACACAATGGAAAAGTGAAGTAGATTGTCCAGTAGATACTTGGCAATCTTTATATAAATCTAAACCTATACATGTTGATTTTTTAATCATAGATGAAGTTCATTTATTGATTAATACTGAAGAATATATCAGAGTTCTTAAAGTATTTGCATCTTCTAAAATGATTGCATTAACTGCCACTTTAGATGAAACACATTATAAAGCTATGGAAAAATATGGATTTCCTATTAGTGATATAGTTACTAGAGAAGAAGCTGAACAAAACAACTGGATTAATACCCGTAAAGAATACAATGTCAAAATTCATCTTGATTATTTAACTTCTAAAAACTTAATGCGTATCGAAACAAATCTACGAGATACATTGTTATATTTAGACCCTAAAATAGAAGATTTTGAAGAAGCTCAAAAACAAAAGTGGAGATATGGTCAGTTTAAAAATCTTCGTCAGTTAAATACAGTTAAGTTTATAGGTTATCGCAGTTTAAACGAAGGTATTATTTATATAGGTGATAACAATCCTGAAACTGTTTTACTTAAACACTATGAACAAATTAAGTTTTACAAATCAGGAGAAAAAAAAGGTCAACCTTACAAAGTAATGGTTTCTCCAGCATTAGAGCGTTTAGCTGCGCTACGTAATGTTCCTGTAGGTACATTAAAAAAAGCAATTGCGGATGTTTATTCATTACAAGCTGCTAAGACAAAGTTAGTAAATAACAATACACAACGCTTAAAAGTGTTAAGACGTATTGTTGAATTACATCCTGAAGAGCATAAAATTAACTTTACAATGTCACAAAATTTTGCAGATTTAATTACCGAAAAAATTGGTGGGCTTAGTCATCATAGTGGTCTTTCAGTTAAACAACGAAAGATAAATGCAAAATTGTTTGATGAAGGTGAGGCAAGCTGTAATATGCTAAATTCAGTAAGTACTGCGAAAGAAGGAGCTGATTTTAAAAAAGCTAGAATTTCAATTCATCATGGTTATAATACAAAACAATATCAAAAAGTACAGAAAGATGGAAGAGTAGTTCGACAAAGAGATGAATTGTTAGATAAAAGTATAGTATATAATTTATACATGGCATATCATCCACAAGTAAATAACGGTGAATCAACGTATGAATTAAAATTTCTTAACATATTACAAAAAAACAATAAAGAAAGTCCAATATGGTTAGAGGAGAAAGACCTGATGGGGTAATAGAAATGACAGTTTCTGAAATACGACAAAGAGCGTTAGAAGATAATACTAAAGCTGATGTAGAAGTTATTACACAATTTAAATTAACTTCTCAACAGTTGCTTTTTGTTAAGTTTATTTGGTTAAAACTGACAGAAAGTTTATATTGTTATCTTGATATAAGTGTTTTTGATGAAAATATTAAAAATAAGATTAGCAGAGAAGAAATAAATGAGATGTATGAAAAAGGATTGTTATTAAATCGTTGGGAAAAAGAAGATAACTTTCCTGATTTGATTGAGTTATCTGAAGAGTTTGCGATTCACTTATCTAAAATTTATGGTTTTAAAGAAGACCAGATAGAAAAAGTAAATAAACAACGTAAACGTTATTATCAAATAGCTTTAGAGTTTTGGGAAGCGTATCCTAAAATTATAGAAACATCTACTGGAGATTTTAACGCTAAACGTTTAAGTAAGGGTTTTAGATATAAAGGAGAGTTGTATTACGAACGTAATGACTTATTTAGTATTTATCTTCAACAAATAAATTACAATGAAGAATTACATAAAGAGATTATCAATAATTTAAAAAATCCTGAAATACGTAAGACATTTGGATTTACGTTAATTGGTGATTTTGTAGTTGATGCTGCTTGGGAATCCTTTGAAAATAAACAAAATGTTAACTGGTTAGGTATGTCGAATGAATGAAGTAGATAAATTATATCAAAAGCTTTTAAAAGCTAAACAAGATAGACTTGATGGTATACACCATTCAATACCTTTTAATATTCCAGGTTTACAGGAAAAATTATATGGTATTCGTAAAGGTTTTCAGTATATTGTTACAGCCGGTTCAGGTATTGGAAAAACTCAATTTACTAAAGCGGCTTTTGTTTTTAACGCTATACGCTTTGCTAAAGAACATAATATAGATTTAAAAATATATTATTTTGCTTTAGAAGAAAGTAAAGACCAATTTATTTTATCTACAATAAGTGCAACCGTAAAAAAAGAAACTAATTTAGAAATAAGTCTTGCAGAATTGCAATCGTTAGGTGATAAAATATTATCTGATACTAACATTCAGGTTATATCTAAATATCTACCTTATGTAAAAGACATTTATTCTAAAGTTGTTATTTTAGATACGTTGTATGAACCTTCTGAAATGGTAAGTTATGTCACTACTGATTTGTTAAGTAAAGGAAAATTAATAGAAGAAGTTGATGAAGAAGGTGAAAAAGTTTTTAGATACCATCCGCATAATCCGTATGCGTTTAATCTCGTAGTAGTAGACCATATTGGTTTAATGAGTGATGAAAATAATGCTTGGAATAGAATATCGTCATGGTCAAAAGAGTATTGTTTAAAAATACTAAAAAAACAGTTTAACTGTGCTGTAATTAATATTCAACAACAGTCTGGTGAAAAGTTAAAAGCCCAATATGATATGAAAGGTAAACCAGTAGTAGAAAAAATGATACCTTCTTTAGATGGTTTAGCAGATAATAAAACTACTTATCACGATGCTGATGTAGTAATAGGTGTGTTTGACCCTTTCGTATATCAAATAGAAAGTATGGAAGGTTTTAACATTCCTTCTATGGGAGGTTACTTTCGTTCTTTACACATTATTAAAAATCGATTTGGGAGTATCGGTTCTATTGGAACTTATTATAACGGTTCTACAAATACATTTAAACAATTACCAATCGCTAGTAAATTAACTCCACAAGATTATGTTAAAATTAGACAAGGTATATACCTATAACAAAGTAAAAAATGATTGAATTACCAACAACGCCTATTGAGGCAATACAGAAAGACCCTAGATTTATTATTTTATTCGGTAAACCCAAATGTGGTAAAACTACTATCGCATCATTGTTACCAAATAATTTATTAATAGATTTAGAAGATGGTTCAGATTTTGTATCAAGTATGAAAGTTAAAGCAACAACAGTAGAATCTTTAAGAGATATTATCATAGCGTTGCAAAAAAGTGAACACCAATATGATTTTATCACACTCGATACTGCCACAATATTAGAAGATGTTATTCTTCCTTTAGCTAACCAGTTATACCGAGCAACACCTATGGGTAAATCTTGGGAAATTGATAAAAAAACAGGTTTACCAAATCCTAATGCAGACGTTAAAACGTTACCGCAAGGTGGTGGTTATCTTTATGTCAGAGAAGCGTATAAAAAAATAATTAATTCTTTTACTCCTTATCCTAAAAAAGCTTTAATATTGTTAGGTCACTCCGCTGATAAATTAATTGACAAAGATGGAAAAGAATTATCAACTATGGAAATTGATTTAACAGGTAAACTTAAACGTTTAATTCCTGCAAAAGCAGATGCATTAGGTTATGTATATCGTAAAAAAAATAAAACTATTATTAGTTTTGAAGGTGGTGATAATACGGTTGTTGAAGCAAGACCTGAACACTTAAGAGGTAAGTCTATTATCGTTGCTGAATCTGACGAAGATAATAAAATCACTGCTCATTGGGAACGTATTTTTACATCTTTACTATAAACATTTTAATTTTTTAAAAACAATGGAAATCATCACAAGTAATAACTCCAGAAAAACAAAAAAAACAAGACCAAGTGATTATTTAATTAGAATTAAATACGATTCTAAAAAAGCTTTATATCACAACACCATCAAAGCAAAGTTTGATGAGAAATATAGTTTTCTAATTCAAGATTCAGGTAAAATTTATATTGC